CTCGTCTCCACGTCGACGACTTCGCCGCCCCCCCCCCACCAGAGGGAGGCGGCGGAGGCGGCCACGACGGTGGCGATCCGCCCCGACTACGCCTGCTCCCCATCGAGCCCGCGGTCGATCCGTTAGACATCCCCTCGCCTGAGAGTGACGATGGAAGTGAAGCAGACTCCGATGACACCGAAGCAGCGCCTGCACCTCCGCTCCCGCCCCCCCACGCCGCCGCATTTAACCCGCAGGACCCCTTCCTTCTCTATCGTATTCAGCCCGCCTTATTTGATACTGCTTATGACTTCACGATTGGTATCGGTGCTCTCCCGCCGCCGGCCGCCGCGGCCCAACTTGACCCCGCTCACACTTGCCTCTGGGACATGCTCGCGCGCCTCATCGGTGCCGATGGACATGTCCTTTGGGCCATTTACTTGGCAAGCCTTCCGGATCGTCTCCGGTGGGCACTGATGGCTGGGCCAGTCCCACAAGACCGTCTTGGTCACATCTTCGCCTTTTTCCGAGTGGGCGTTACTTTGTACAGGTGCGCCCGAGCCCCAGGAACGAACCATTACGTCACCGACCCCGCTCTCCCACCGATACTTCAGACTGTGGCTGCCGACAACTGGCCTGCTGCTGTCGCCGTTCTCCACCAAGAGAACGCCCAGTTCGAACATATCTTGTTAGCCCCCCCCACTTTCGCACCCGGCGCTGCAGTCCCCGCAGTAGACGCGAACGTGCCTTTGGGCTACGCATCACGCATTGTCCCTCGTGTCGAGATCGCACAAATTATGAATATACCCCGTGCCTTCGCACAATCTTACAACACTCTCCTTGGCATTCTTGTAAACGTTTCCGCCGTCGCCTCTGCTCAATTCGGATTCGTTAATGCTTTAGCACCCGCTCTCGCTCCCTACGTCCCGCTTATTCGCACTCAAGTAGTAGAAGAAGTTATAATGTACGACCTAACTAACCGCCCTAATGACCGAATCCTCGCCCAGAACCTTGCCTCCGACCTCAAGAACAACCCTGCTGTGCTTAAAGTCACGGAAGGCGACGCGCAGTCCAAGTGCGCCTCTCTCAAGGCGCTCGCTGAGTATGGCCAGTACAACCCGGTCGAAATCATTCTCTTGAATGGTGCCACTGGCACCGGCAAGAGCTTCGCTTTCCGCCGTATCATCCAACGGTTACTGGCCGCCGGCGAATCCGTCCTCGACATCCGCATTCACTCTTGGCACTCCACGCTTCGTAGTCAGCTACGCGCCCAATTCGGCCCCCTTCTTCCGGGGCATGTTTCTAGCAACTGGCCCTCCCACACTCGTCCTCTTTGGGAACCAGTTGCTGGCACACTGTTCTTAGACGACGCTGGCATGCTCTGGCCTGGATTTATACCTCTCCTAATCGCCTCCAACCCCTACCTCCGTCGAATCGTCGTGTCTTTCGACGCCGCGCAAGGAAGGCCTGCCTTCCCCGAAGCCGACGCTCTCACCCGTGGAGACATATCGACATCTGAGTGGTTATCCACACTCTCTCACAACTACGCGACCGATTCCCGGCGCCTTAGTGTGGAGAATGCGGAGCTGTTTGGCCTTCCGGCACCGATCGCCATTCCGGGTTACCAGATCTCTCACGGTAATGTCTACGTCGTCTCGAACGCGCCCCCCGGCGTTCCCTTCTTCGCCGCATCTCCGCGTTACACTAGCACCAAGGTTCATGGGGGCACACCCTCCATCGCTTTCTGTGACGCGCAAGGCCTCGACATTGACGGCGATATCGTCGTCGACGTCGGCGGTCTCACTGACGGCATGACCGACAACCTCATCTGGCCCGTACTTACTCGATCCCGCAATAATATTTTCATCCTTGTATCGCCCGCATTGCCTGGGCCTAAACTTATGACTCCTAATTGCTTCGGCTCTTCACGTATCCTATCCGCTATTCTTGCCGTTTCGGCCCATAATCAAACAGCATTGGTTAACGTAGCTTCCGACCCCCACCGCTTAATTGCTCGTGCCGTCCACTCCCATCTCGCCCGTTCGCTTACCCCACAAGCGCGTGCTCAGATCGGTGTGACGCCCGCTCTCCCAAACGTTGCAGGCACTGCTGCTCCGCGCGCATCCCCCCGCTTCGTTTATCCCACACCCTCATTTGCCAATTATGACCACTTTATGACGCACCTCACGACAGTACGCACTCGGCGCGCACTACTCACTCCTCACCGCCAACCTATTACTAAAACCTTAGGAATTAATCTCCCCTCCACTACCACCGCGCCTAGCAATAGGCATCAGAAGGTTGCCCAGCTCGTACAGTTAGCTTTCCCGGTTACTAATGACATGGACCTCACGCACGCGCCTCCAGTTGACGAAGTCCCCCCTCCGCTCACGCTCCCGCGCCCGGACCCACTTTATTTGCATGAGGACCATTCCTCAGCCGAGCATAAAGAGCGCTTCATTCCCGGCTTGGCTAACCCCACGACTCAGTTTGATGAGCTTGGCAATGATCGCGCACCCCATCACCGCGCAACGGACCACACTACGGAGCAGATGTCAGAACGCAAGCGCCTGCCACTCGGCCAAGAGTCCGGCGTACTCCATTCCGCTGACAGGCATCGGCTCAAGCAACTTAAAGCCGGCTTTTGCAAGTTCTTTGATGTCCAACGCAAGCACCACAACCCGCACCGCTTTGATCACGCGCTCACCGGTGCTCTTCGCTCCTGGGCCGGTGGAAAGACCACCCAGCAAATCGCCCGGTCAATGGCTCAAAGCCCTCCCGAGTGGGACCCGTACATGACCAAACTCTTCCTCAAATCTCAACTGGTGAAAAAGCTCGGGAAGAAAGACAAACCCGCTTGCGCGGGCCAAACAGTCGCTACCTTCCCTAAGCCACGCCTTTTCGAAGATGCTGTGTGGGCCCACTATGTCACTGACGTCATCAAGATATGGAAGCGCCCAACTACTTACATGCATGACCAGCCGATAGCTCGTATGCGGCAGTGGTATAGGAGCAACTGGCACCAGGCCCAGTCTTACACGGCGTGCGACTACACTGCTTGGGACTCTGGGTGCGACCTTGTGTTCGCCCACTTCGACGCTTGGATCCTCGCCATGTGCGGCGTACCTGAAGAATACATCGCTGGTTACCTGGACCGTAAGATTAATACGCGCTGCTACAAAGGCCCGGTCCGTACCATGCAATTTTCCGGGGACCGGTGGACCTGGCTCTTCAACACCACCCGCAATGCCGCCCTTACAGGAGCTTGCTTCGACTGCCCTACCGGTACGACCGCCGCCTTCAGCGGCGACGACATGATCTTGTGCGGCGACTTCGGGTACCAGAAAGGATTCTCGCAGCGAGCCTGGCTGATGGCCCCCAAAATTGAGCACGGTTCACGCCTGGATTTCTGTGGCTTCAGTTTCGGCGCACGTGAGCCTACAGTCTCCGGAGATGCATTGCTTTGGCGCGCACAGTTAGCCTGGCGCATGGGCACCAATGACGCTAATTACTGGGACTCTTTAGATCTCCTCCTCCGACACTCTTCTACCCGAAACCTCGAGAAAACCGCCGTCGCCTACTATATCTCTCAAGCTGCTCGCAGCACTTACAATCTTTCGCCATCCAAATTTCCCTCTCATCTCTCATAGATTCTTAATCTTCATGATACTCACGTGCT